CCTTTCGGGCCCTTGAGGGGTTACCTGCAATCTAGCAAGGGGCCCCGCGCTTATAACATGCACGGGGGTGCAACTATGCTCAAAGAACAACACCGAGAACCAGGCACGTACATTATGGGATCATCGCCTAACTGGATCCCCGCATTTTCGCGGGGTATAGGAGGCGATTGGCCCACAGTGTTTACGGATGACCTGATCTTAGCGTCTGATCCTCTGAGAGCAGAGATCATGAGTATGGAGTTCCGATCTCCGCCTATTAAATTGTTAGAGCTCGTCGGTTATGAGAGCCCTAGCGACGGTTTAGGTGGTACTAAGGAAATTCAGCATTATGGTTATAAGCCTAGTGCAGAACTACGGGTCGCCCGTATGAACAAACTTCAAGGAATAGCTGACCTGATGGTCTTCTTAGGAGGAAAAACCTCCGGTGAAGTACCCACTAAGGAGCATTCCGTGGAGCACTCGAACCTAATCGGTCGAGTTAAGACTCATACGGTGGTCACCTCACAGTGGCCAGCCCCAAGCGATAATCGCCTTCGGGCTGATTGTCGAGTCGTCGATGTTAGTTCTGGTTCGACCCCATACTATGTTGTTGAACAAGTTGGGGTGGCCAGTAGCTACTATCTCATCCAACCGTGTACGACACGGCCAGAGGCTCGGTTGCCTGAACTTAAGGCAATCCAAGATGACCAGGGCTTTGAACCCCCTGTGCATGATCCTGACTACAATTATAGGGTTAATTCCTTATGTTGGAGTTACGATTCTTTTGGTAACGTCCGTCGCATCTTCTACAAGGTAGTGGTTACGGCTTATGGCGGTCAGACAGATGGGTATTATCCCTACCTGGCTGAAAAAGAGGTCGCCGTCATGTTTGATGTCGAGTGGGTGCCTTTTCACTATACGGGTATACCGTTAGGAGTGGCCTGGGGTTGGTTATACCCAGGACCGTATCCTGCTCGGTTCCGTATGTGTCGGAAACTTACTCGGCACATGACGCGCTCGGTCAACGAACCACCCGCGTGGTACTATGCAAGCGTTAGCATAGACTCCGACTTCGCCAGTTATGATGACGTTGTCATCGGTTACGGCGGCGGTGGCGAGGATTATTATCGATCATGGATCTGTGAGGGCGATGAGCCTTCACAGTTTAACACCTTGATCGGTTATGACCCCGTCACACGTACGCATACCGATACCAACCCTCACGACTTCGTGAAGTTTTCGCGGTTCGCACGTTCCCGTTCCTCCGATATGTTGCCTGCTGCGTTCTTCGCGCAAGCTAACGCCCTGGATGAAGGATTTGGAATCCTCCAGACGAACATATTGGAAACTGCGCTTGAAATCAAGGACTTAGCTAGTCCAGTTGAGTTGGGCGCAGATCTCTATAAGTTTATTACCAATCTAGACTTAGAGTCGCTTCGTTTTATCGATCCGTCTCCAAGAGAGAAGATCTTTCAGTTTCTCGACCTTCTTTCAGATTGGCAGCTCGTCTATTCGTTCGGGTATCGCCCGACGGAAAAGCTAGCGAAGGAGTACTGTAAGTGGGTCCAGGAGGTGTCTCGTAAATTGCGCGAGGCTACCAAGTGGCAAACTTTTCGTGGCTCCTACAAGTACGATCTTTCCGCCGATGAGTCGCCATATGATGGTGCGGCTATACGCGGGCATAGTAAGCTTCGGTTGCGGGTTCCCCCGGACTCGTTACTCACTAGCTTGCTCCCAGCTGATCAGTTGGGCGTACTACCCACCATGTCCCGCTTGTGGGACATTCTACCGTTGAGTTTTATACTTGACTGGTTCTTCAATATTAGTGGTAAACTTGAGGCCATTGACCTCGTCACTAAATTGAGCGTGATCCAGGTTGCTTATGCTGTAAATAGTGTCAGTTTCTTTGCACCCTTTACGGCTGAGGACCAATCCACGTATCAATTCGCGTCAGTTAATGACACGGACGTTGACGGTCATGTCCATCCCACGGGGTATTATCATTATGTGCGTTATTTATTACCAACGTATCAAATGATGACGCCCACTAGGTTCGGTTTTCTCAGTGGCAAAGGTATCCCTGACTTTAAGGTCGCGGCCGCCCTATGCTACAAGTTCATGCATTAGGTTGTTGTCCATTCGCGAATAACGCGAGACAGCCTGTGCTATCTCTTATCGTCAATTCGAAAGGAATTACGACCATGACCATCACAAAAGTTCTCCCAATCACCACGCACACCACGGAAAGTCTTGTCAACATGCATCTCGTTGACAGATCTAAACTGGTGCGGTTGCCTGCCGCTGCTCTTCCTGCTAAAGGCTCTGAAACGAGCTATCAGCTGGTAGCTGGCGACAAAGGCCACCTCTCACAGATTCGCGTCGGCGACTACCCCCCAAGTAAAGCGGGGGCTGCCTACAACAAGTCTGCCAAGGTGTCAACGTGGCGACTGACTCAGAATTCTGAGACAGGAGAAGAAGTTTGGACCCCGATAACGGCTACTGTGGCCTTATCTGATGCTGGTGGCGAAGGCGTCCATGACGCCACTGAAATCGCTGCCTTGCTCAGCATGGCCTTCACGGTCTTTGTCCCCGGCGGTACTGGTGCTGGAAACGATTACAACGAGACTGCTTTAGAAGCCAGCTCGTATGGTGTTTCCGACATTATAGTCGTCGGGTAGGTCCTTGTCTTTCGTCCCGAGGGTTTCTATGCCCTCGTCCCGCGGGCTGATGGAAGTCACGCTCTTCGGTGACCCGCAGTTCGCACCCAATGAGTATCTCGCTGATGACGATGTCAATCGCGATAATGTCGTCCTCTTGAGGTGCTGTTGGTTATCCCTTCTTGCAGATAGTCCCTATGATACAGCTAAGCCGCCGCATGTCATTCGCACCTTCGTGCGTAAGTTGTATGACACGCGGAATACTATAGCTGAGTTTTCAGCCCTCGGCGATAAGGTTATGAAGTCTGAGCGAATCACGGAATGTGGCACGATTAGTCGTGACTACATCCCTGATATGGCGAAGACGCCTATCTACCGAGAATACAATCATTGGCTGAAGACTGGTGACACTCGCGCGCTCCAGTACGTGCTAGGTTTCCTGAAATATGGAAAGAAGCTTTCGTACCAGGATGATAAACTTCACGCCACCGCCTTACGCGGTTGGTATGAGGTAGAGTGTCGGTTGCGGAACTTAGAATTACCTCCTTTCGTTGAGAGCCTGAGGCTTGTATGCCACTGGCTTTTTTTCCGATTTTGACTTGGGAAGTACCGGCGTGTATCCCTCTCATGGGAATGGCGCCGTTGCGGAACGGTCAGTTCGAGGTGTTCACCAGAAGAACCAGTGTATGCGTTTTACGAGTCGGCAGATCTCTACCTACTTCCAGCGATCAGGTGTACTGATCGACGAGAATGGGTATGTCTGCTTTAACCGTTACGACGTAGACACTGGTGACCTGGGTTTCCCCGACTTTCGAGGGTACTACGATGTTTCTGAATATCAGCTTGCGAGACTTATGTTCGTCCCCAAGGATTTCAAAAAATCGCGCTCGATTTGCATGGAGCCTACGGGTTTCATGTATCTCCAGCAGGCGGTACTTTGGGTGATCGAGCGGTATCTGAAGCAGTCCAAGATCGCGAAGTTTGTCGACTTGGAACGCCAAGAGGCGAACCAGGAGGCTGCCCAGTACGGGAGCTTCACGGGTCGGGTCGATACAATCGACCTATCCTCCGCTTCAGATAGTGTAGCGTGGACCTTAATCCTTGCCATTATGCCTCCAGAACTATTGAGGCACTTGGCCGCTACTAGGTCAAATTTGGTGCAGATCTCTGACAACCTCTCCATTGAAGTTGCTAAGTTTGCACCGATGGGCTCAGCGCTGTGCTTCCCAACACAGTGCTTTGTCTTCGCTGCCACGATCATCACTGTGGCGCTGATTCAAGCCCTGGGACGGAGCTTAGACGATCCCACCGCCTTGATTGGGGTGGATCTCGCCTCGCTAATGAACTATTCATTTGGTGAGATGGGTGACACTCGCGGTGGGCGTTTCGAGCCCCCACAAATATACGGCGACGACTTATGTCTTGATAAAAGACTAACGTCAAACGTCGTGATCGCCCTGACGGCTATGGGATTCACTGTGAACCGGGAGAAATCTTTCACCGGTGAAGATACATTCCGTGAATCATGCGGGAAGTATTACAGTAGGGGGCATGATTGCTCCTTTATACTGCACAGTGTTAAGCCGTTGGATGAAGAGCGCATTCGTGTTGAGACGCTAGGGAGCGTCATCGACCTTGCTAATCGCGCACATGACTTCGGTTATGTGCACCTTAGGCGTTGTCTAATAAACTTCGCCTTGAGGCACAAATTTCCAAGCGTTAAGCAGGTCAACGGAGTTAACCCCGTCCTCTTCACTGAGGATAAGGAGACTACCTTTGCGATACGAGTGCTACCTGGACATGCGCGCAACACCCACTTGCGCACCCGGAGATACACCCCGGGTTCTGCTAAGATGTTAGACTTCCAGAAACAGGAAGTGCAGGTTGTCTGGTCCGCGAGTTCGGTTAATTCCGAATCCTCGTGGTCAGATGTTACCGACTTCATCTGGACAAAAGTCATACGTCCTCCCGTTCCAACTCACGTGTTGTATCAACGTGACGAGGTGCAGAGCATTACAGTAAGGCCATGTGATAGTCAGCCATGGGATGCTGACGACGAGAATTATGCGTATATCACGTGGTGGCGATCTCAGCGGGGCCGTAGTGATGATCTGCGATTGACGCAGGCTACGGTTCGAGCTGACCGCTTAGGGACGGTGGCTGCACTGCGTTGGACTGCAGTGTAGCATCCCTATTAATACTCGAGGCACCCTTTTCCAAAGGGGTGGGAACCTGGTCATCCGC